ATTATAACTTGGTGATCTTCCAAAAATTTCACCAGTTGCTTTAGACCATCTAGGTACTAAATATGGAAACTCATTATATCCGCCAGTTCTAACAACCATTTTATCTTCTTCACAAACATGACATGAATGAAAAGGTAATTTAGTAGATGTTTTTCCTGTTGCTCTTTTGTAATCATCTGTTGGTTCAACAGCATGAATAAAATTAAATTTTTGATCTGGTTTTTCTTTTGCCGCTTTTAATATTTTTTCACCAACATTTTTTTCACCAAATTCTTGAACAGCTTGTCTAGCTGTTAATTTATATTTTCTGTAAAGTGTATCAACTTTACCATTTATATTTTCTTGAATGTAATATTCTGCAATGTGTAATGTATTAAAATGAATACCATCTTTATCAAATCCTTTATTACCTTCTTCAACAAATAAAGCACCAGTACCTATTGAACAAATATCAAGATACAATTCATGTACTTCTGTATTAAAATTATTTTCATTAAATGTTTCATACATTCTTCTTGCAGTATCTTCTAACCATAACTGCACATCTCTATTTCTATTTAATTCTTCGTTACGTAATTTAATACTAAACCAAGGTAATGATGGTGATGTTAGTGTTCCGTGTAAACTTGCGGCTAATAAATTGTTTGCTGTAATAGCTGTACTATCAAATAAAACTTCTGTACGTTTTTCACCTTTGGTTCTTAACGTAACAACGTCTGCTTTACGTGGCATAACGTAATCAAGAATTTCTTGCCAGTTTACTTCCCACGTTCCTCTATCAGATGCTAGAGCATCAACTCTTTTTTTGATATACTCGTATGTCGCCATAAAATTATATTATTGTGCCGCCTAATTTTGTTTTAGCTGTTTCAGCTTCATCTTCAACGCCTTGACCACTTGTTAAAATAGTTCCGTACATACCTTTACGTTTTGTACCAAGCGCTTTTTGTTTTTCAGCTTCTAATGCCGCTTCAGATGCATCAACTTTATCTTGTACTGATGTGTCAACTGGTGGTGGCATCATTGGTGCAGATTTTGAACCCATATATTACTCCTTTATACCCATTTACATTCTTCTTTTAACATTCCGTAAATTGCCCCATCAACATATGTTCCGTTAATATTAAAACATTTACGTACAACACCTTCTTTAACAAATCCTGTGCCACTTAACAATCTTTCATTTCGTTCATAACCGTTACGACACAAAGCTGTCATTCTATTACAGCCTATTTGTTTAAATCCGTATTGGAACACATATTTTATACGATTTTTTGTACAAACTCTAGGGCTTTCTAACGCTAAATGTACCCAAATGTTATTTCCATCATAATCAGAAAATAAAAAACCACCTAAAACTTTGTCATCTTCTACAAATCCAATGTAAGAAAATTTATCACCAAGATCTGCTGATATGTAAGCGTTTTTTTTTATATAATCGCCAACACGTTTTTTCCAATTTTCGTCAGTAACTACTTCAATCACTATGCGTTTATTTTTCTTTTTCTTCCGCCGCCTAAAACAGTTTTTTGTACATTAGCTTCGTCTTCTACACCTGCCGCACTAGACAAAATTGTAGCTCCGCCATAACCAGAACCCATTAATTTTTGTCTATCAGCTTTTGTTGTGTCAACTGCTTCAGTTACAGTTTTAGGCTGTTCAACTACTTGAACAGGTGCGGCTTGTTTTGGTGTTCCAAATACTGCTTTTGTTATTGCTCTTACAAATCCACCCATTATTTACTCCTATATTATTGTTTTCTTTTTTGGTTTTAACATACCCATTTTTTGCATAGTACCATAAACGTATCTGTCTGTACGTTTTTTCCCGTAACCTTTTTTACGGGCTTGTTTCGCTAATTTTTTTTCAACTTCTTTTGGCATTATGCAAATACATTAAAATCGCTATCTGAATATAGTTGGGGTGGTTCATAATTTTTTATTCTTGCTTTTCTTAATGACATAACAGCATATCTCATTGCTGAAATTACGTCATCATTAGCAGGAACAATTTTACCATCCTTCCTATGATACATTCGCAATTCTTCTAACAGTTTATCTTGATTTTTAAATATTTTCAATCTTTTTGTCTGCATTCTTGTAAGTATTTCCATAATACCTGCTTCAACACTATTACCACCCGATCCTTCTTTTTGACCTATACTTGGTGGATTACTAAAATGTTCTCTAGACATATTTACACCTTCTTTACGATATTGTTCTGTTAAATTTTTACCAGAACCTTTATCAGCTTGTCTTCCATCCATAGGCCATATTACAGGTATCCATTGTCCTTTTGATTTTATTGCACTAGCGTGAATAGGCACAGTTTCTTGTCTTAATGAATAACTATCATAAACATAAACTATATCGCTATCTCTATCCCAAGTAACCCATACGGCGGCTGTTGGGTGATCCCATCCAAAGTCTAATCCACATATTCTAGGCCAATGCGTAGGTATTTCTATTGGATCACAAACAATATCTTCTTCTGCAATAGGAAAGACTAAACCAGATCCTAATTGTGGTATTCCTCTTTCACGCATTTTTCTTTCATGCGGTGGTAAGGCTTGTAATATTTGATCTCTAACTTCTTTTGTCATATGTGGTGCATCATCCCATCCCGCAGTAAATAATGCTTGTCCATCTTTTAATTGGTTCATAAATTGTGCTACAGTTTCTGTCATTCCGCTTTCTGGTGTAAACGTCATGTACACAATTCCGCCTTTATCGGCTGTTCTTGTTAATGCTTGTGAATATATACTTGGTGGTGGTTCTTCATCTAGCCATATTACGTCTAGACTTTCTCCCATCCATTTTTCTTTACCCATTTCATACGCTTTAAAACCTATTCTAGAATTACCACCAGATTTATGTTTTACGACTACAGAGTTTAACGCATTTGGTACACCTGCTTTTCTTACAGTATCAACAATATATTTTAATGGTATAGATCCTGTACCTTTTTCAGATGGATCATCTGGTTGGCCGACAAGTTCTCTTTGGCAGACATCCCTAGTGGTTTCATTTGAAACTCCCCCAGCCCAAGCACGTATTGGTCTGTTAAATTTTCTGCCTTCCCACCACGTTGGGTATTGACCCGTCACATGGTACGCCATTTCCATAGCCCCGCAGAAAGACTTGCCGACCCTATTACCAGCCATTAACAATCGTTGTGCAGATTTATTACCATGAAATTTTTTTTGATATTCATAAGGTTCATAGTAATCCATCCGATTAGTTGCCTTACGGCGTTCTAATTCTTTTGCTATTTCTATTGCTCTTTCTAATGCGTTGCTATCCATTTTTTATAATATATTTTCTACGTAATTTTCGGGGTGTCATAAGCGCAAACAATTCTTCTTCAGTTCGTTCTAGTTTGTCATCAAAACCATAGTGTACTTTAGCAGTATTTTTAAACCTATCAACAAGAACATACCTATACACATAATTACCTTTTTTAAAATGTAATATTGTTTTTAAATCCTTAATAGGCTTTACCATATGCACAAATAACCTTTTTTTTGCACACATTCAAGCTATTAACTTTGGTTAATATATAGAAATCCCAATCGCTATGCGGAGTAATCCATATATAATTAGAAATGGAACGGTTTTGGGGGGTGGGGGTCATTTTTTGAACAAAACACGAACACCTGTTTGCTCTTATGTATGCCTGTGTACGTGTGAGGCGTATCAATAAGGGGAATGTGGCCTGTATCTTATAAGAACAAGACCCAACAACACAAGCATTGGCCTTGCTTTGCTCTGTAATGCGTGTGTGTGTGGGTGTAGAACCTTTATTTTTACACTTATCGGAGTATTTGAAGGATCGTGGGTGTTATGTCGTACTATGTCTTCTATGTATCTCTGTAAGCAGATATGGAGGAATATGAGCCTAATTTATTGAGCCAGACCCATCATCCGTTCTAATGACTTGCAGAGAGCCTAGAAGGTTCTTTAGTTCCTCTTGTAGTTCAGCATCAGTTTTCTTGCCTGTAATGTCCTCTACCTTATGGACAGTTTGATAGCCTGTTCTATCTAGTAATGAATTGATTGCGCCTAACTTAACGCTTGGACTTATCTTGTCTTCAGCAATTAAGGATTTCAGCTTATCTACGGCCATTGGAACAGCACTAGACAATAACTTTCTAGTAGCCTCGTCTATTTCATTGGCTAACTTGTTTTTAAGTTCATAGCCCTGTTGCTCGGCAGTCTTTTCAGAGTATCCCGCCTTGATTGCGCTTTGTGTGGCGTTCCCTGTTTGGCTAAAGTATTCAATAAACCGTTTTTGTTGATCTGTAAGCGTTCTAGTCATGTTGGCATAGTATAAACCTAAAGCAGTAAGAACACAATAGGAACATTTATAGCTATAAAATTTTTTTATTTTAAGGCTTGTAAAGTGATTAATAATTTTATAAATAATTAACTTATGTTAACTAAAATGGAGGAAACATATGAAAGAAGAAACAGTAACAGTTATTAAAGATAATAAACCTAGATTAACTGAATACGAAGTTGAGCCAACATTGGAGGAGGCTCAAAAGGTCGTAGGTG